TAATGAAATCAATTTTCTGATTAAAAAACTTACGAATTAAATATTCTTTTATTTTTAAAAAAGAATGTTCTTACTAATTCATACGAATAAGAGCAACAGTTGTTAGCCTTTCCTTAATTATTTTTAAGAGTAATTTGATTCATTCTAAATATACATCATACTTAAAGAAGTATCAAGTTCTTTTTCTTCTAAAAGTGTATCAAGAAGATTTGAATCTATCAAAATTGGAAAAAAAAGTTTGGATTTTAGCTGGAAAGAAGTTTTAAAAGGCAAAGATCCTTGATCATTTTGATGAGTAATGATAAAATTAATTTTATTAACTAAATCTTTAATTGTTTTTTCAAGAGTTCGAACTCCTTTATCTCTAGAAAGACATACTTTGCTTATTAAATAAGCAGCTGCTCCTTTTTGGAAAGTAGCAGAAGTTGAATCGAATCCGCAATTTTTAAGAGCACGTGGAAGTAAATAATTTTGTATAATAGATATTTTATCGTTACGGTCATATCCATCTACGTTTATAATCCACCATCTGTCTACAAGAGCTTCATCTGTAGGACATGAATTCATAGACCCAATGTACCAAATTTTGGACAAATCTATTTTAATTTCTCCACCAAGAAAACTGTCCCGATAATCGCTATTTTGACTTGGATCAATTATATGCAATAATGCACTTCTAATTTCAGGATTGTCTGTAATTTTATCCAGTTCGTCTAAAAATATTATTCCATTCTTATGGCCCATTCGTTTTATACATTTTACAATCTCTCCAGGCTGAGCACCAATATATGTATATTCGTGACCTTTAAGAAAATCAGCCTTATCAACACCACCAAAAGAAATTTGCGAAAACCCACAATCCATTATCTCTGAAATTAATCTGGCTATACATGTCTTGCCTGTACCGGGTGGACCAACTAAACCAAGATTTGCATGTACCATACTCGGGTTGCGTAATTTTGCGGAAAGAAATAAAAGAATTTGCTCTTTTACTTTTTCCATTCCGTACAATTCTTTATCCAACCGAATTTTTGCTTGTTTGATAAATTCCGTTATATTTTTACCTCCTGTTTCTTTTACTCGGTCGTGTGGAAAATCGGTAGCCCATGTAAGCCAATTTTTTAATTTACCGTATTCGTCGTCTGAACTGCTGTCCATTGCTAAAAATTCTTCATATCGTCTGTAAATAACTTCTTTGTTATCTTTACAAGTTTCTAGGTTTAAAATTTTGTATTTTAGAGCCAATCTTGCATCAAAACCAGTAAATTTTTCTTCGTCTTCTTTCATACGAGCTATGTCTTTTTTAGAATATTTTTTTGATTGTTCATACCCAGCTTTATATTCTTTAAACATACGATTATATCTATCTCTTGCTTCTAACCATTCGTTAGTGTTTGGTGCTTGCATTTTATATATTTCATAATATTGACACAATTTAGCCCTATCTTCTAAAAGCATAGGTGTGTCAAGCATTATTTTTACGTTTGGTTCAGTTCTATATAGTTCTTTTTTAACAGCTAATAAATTATTGTAAGCTTCTGGATTTTCATTTTTATCAATATTTATTTCGTCAACTAAAAATTCTTCTTCCGATTCTTCTTCCGGATCTTCTTCCTGATCTTCTTCCGGATCTTCTTCCGGATCGTGATCTGATTCATCTTTTTTTGTAAAATTATTTTTATCGTCGTGTGGTTTATTTTTTTTAGAGTTTGGTAATAATGCATCATCAGTTTTTTGTTTTCTTTTACGAAGACACGGAGACATATTTATTATTAATATTAATTCATTTTAGATTTGTTCTAATTCTATAAAAATCAACCGCTTGCTCACTACTAATATCATCAAATAATTCTTTAATTATGTCAACTAAATCAACATCTTCTTTATCATGAAAACGCTTACGTTGAAGGGAATCATCACCATATAAATTAAATTTATCATTTTCTGTTGGCATATATGTTGCTTTATCTTTTACGAGTGTTCTAACAAAATTATGAAATTCTTTTGGTTGTCCAAGAACAATAATATTTTGAATCAATTGTTCACAATCACATTCTGTCAATTGGCATTTTTGAGAAAAATCACTTCTAAAATCATTGTCACCAAAAACATCTCTATATAGTTTTTTAAACATACTAATCATATATGGCAGAACGTTAGATATAATACTAGAAGATAACTCTTCCAGACGGCAATCCATTTTCCAATATCTCTTTTCTTTTACAACTTTATCAAGAATATAGAATGAATACGGATCTTCTTTTGTATTTTTAGGCAGAGGAAGATATATAATATTCCAAAAATCATACCTATTGAATAAATAACGTTTTAATGTTTTTTCAATTGAAAAAAGAACTAATCCATAATTGTAAAAGCAGTTAAAAAATTTTATACTATCGTACGAAACTAATTCTTTTGAAGCCTCAATTTCTAAATCTAAAACAAGATCAAGTTTTTGGATTTCATCAATTTCTAAATGTAACTGAGTATAATTTCCATAAGATATTAAACGACTCTCTAAAGGAGATAGACCTTTTGAAATAATTGTTATACTTTTTTTATCAGTATAATCTTTTTCTTTAAAAATATCTTCTATTTTTCGAATATGTTCGTTAATTAAGTTTTGATAAGCAGCCAACGACATTCTAGGAAAAACATTCATTCGTGAACGTGCCAAATCTTGTAAAGTCTTTGTATATACTCTGTTTTTTTTTAGAGTTACAAAAAAATCTTCAAAATTTTTGTTAGTATTTTTAAAATCAGAATATTGTTCTAACAATTTTTTATTTTTAGAATCAATCAAAGATATTTTATTTAATTTTTCATCATTACTGGCTTCTTGCACAAGATTTAAGGATGTTCTAACTGACCTATAAGATTGTTTTTTAGATTTAAAAGGATCTTCAACTGTATCTGTTGCTTCACTAGCAGGATCTCTTGACCTACTTTTTTTTATAAAATTATTTTTTGTTACAACTTGATTAATTGTGGAATTTTCTGGTTTTTTTATAATAAATCCTTCAGCAGCTGATATTTCATGTATATATATATTTGTAATACCAGAATTTGTCCAAACATGTACACCGTCTTCTTCTTCAGTTAAAACATTAGATATTTTGATATTAGTGTTATTTTCAATTAAATTACAATATAGTTTATTTTTAAAACGTTCTAAATGTATTTGTGTTTCAAGTTTATTTTTCTTTTCAATTGATTGTTTGATTTGATCTGGTTCAAACATCATTGTACCATCACATTTTTTAATGTGTAATTTTATTACATTCTCATCTTTACTAGAAAATAAACATTTAGGACATGTATATATTAGATAATTTTTGGTATGATCAATCATTTGTTATTATATTTAATTTTCTTTTGACCAATTTTGATTCAATTTTATTACTAAGATTGTAATAAAATTTATTGTCTAATTTGTTTTGAAGACCGACCTTTATTTACTTTCTTTTTATTTTGAGTTTCTCCACTCATCATATTAGATAGATTAGGCATACCTCCACCATTTCCAGCCATCATCGCCATCATTGGCCCTAACATACTCGCAATATCAGGCATTTGTTGTACACTTCCATCGTTAGATGGTGATTTAGATCCTGCGTTTAAACTACTCATCATTGTGTTAATCATATTTACAGCTTGTTCACCACCTTCGTGGTCTCCAGCATCGTCACTAAGTTTAGTTACCATTTTTTGTACTGTATTCATTAATTTTCCAAGATCAAGAGATCCATCTTGCAATCCATTTCCCATTCCGCTAACTAAATCTGTAAAAATTCCAGATTGCATAATCGCTGTCACAGCTTCCATAGGATTTGAATTTGGATCTACATTTGCTTCTACTTTCGAAATAATGTCTGTAAGAAAATTTATTTCACCTCCATCACCTTCTTTTTGTGCTTCTTCCTTTAGAATTTCTCGAGCTTTTCCTGCTGGATCTACAAGAGCTGAAATTGTAAGAAGGTGCATCCAAATAACATCAATCGTTTCTTTATCAGCTATATCAAATATTTCTTTCACATTAATAAAAACACGCTTTGAATATATAATTTTTTCTTTTTTAAGATCAACATTTCGATTAGAAATGGCATCTCGATTTGCAATGCAAAAATCTCTAAATGCATCAATATGTTTTTGAATCGGTTGTTCATGCGAAAGAGTAGTCTTATTAATTAAATGAACATACAATTTTAAAGGCCTATGTTTATCACTAAAGACATCTCCTAAATCATTAGTAAAATTTGAGATCGTTTTGAAAGTAATTAAAGACGTATCTGTTGACATTTTTTGTTTTGAAAATATGATTTTAGATAGATATTTAAAAAAATGAATTTTTAATTTAACTTGTTACAAAATTTAAAACAAATGCGTTTGCAACATATGCCAGATGATCTTATGGTCAAGATTATAAAAAAACTTTTTGAACAATTTCCTCTTGAAGCATCCGAATTAACAAGTTATATGATTATAATTTTATCAAATATGAAAATTATAAATAATGTCTTGCAAGCAGAAGACTCAAAACATATTTTTGACCTTCTTAACACAGATACATGGATACGAATGATTGTTAGTATGGGATTTAATATTTGTACAGGAATATTTGAAAATAAAAAAATATTCTGGAATACAAAAGATGTTCAATATCAAAAAAAATATGTAAACGAATGTAGATATACTAGCAGAGCACATGACCTAATAGATTTATTAGATCACTCAGATAAAATAATGAAAAAAACAGCACGAATCTTGCTTGATAAGCTTATAGAAGACGAACCAACTAAAGAAGGTAAAGATTTTTTGAAAGGAAATGTTGTTAGAATAAATTTCAGAGAAAATAATGGTTCTGTAAAAGAAATATATGATAAAGATAAACTTAGAATACTTTGTTTTAACAATGAGGATGATATTTCTTTTGCTGTTAATTTGTTAGATGAAAATGTGTCTGTGCGGTTTTGGGATATCAGAGGACTTAATGATACGTCAGTTCGTATTTTGTTATCTAGCAATATAACTTGTACTTTTGCATTTAAAATTACAGATGAAATAAATCTGAAATATTGGGATACATCAAACTTGAAAAATGCAAGTTTTATGTTTAGAAATTCAAATGCTTTGCTCACAGGATTAGAAAATTGGAACACATGTAGAATAAACAATATGAGTAATATGTTTGTAAACAACAAACGTTTTAATTGTGATATTTCACACTGGAACACAAAAAATGTTACTTCAACAAAAAATATGTTTGCAGGAGCACATACTTTTAATCAAAATCTTCAATGGGATACAAAGAATGTTAGAAATATGGAAGGCATGTTTATAAGAGCTTTATCTTACAATAACAAAGGACAACCTCTTTTATGGAAAACAAGTAACGTTTCAAATATAAGTTCAATGTTTTTTGGTGCTTTAGCTTTTAATGCAGATATTTCAACTTGGGATACTAGTAAAATTATAAATATGTCACGTGTGTTTATGGATGCAAAATCTTTTAACAAACCTTTAAATAATTGGAAAACCGAAAATGTTTTAGATATGAGTAATATGTTTCAATATGCGTTGTCTTTTAACCAATCTTTAGATAAATGGAATACTCAATCTGTTCGAAATATGTCTGATATGTTTTCTTCAGCTATTTCTTTTAATTGTGACATTTCAAAATGGAATACTAGCAAAGTTGAAATTATGTCGTGTATGTTTATGAATGCATTCGCTTTTAACTGTGACATTTCAAAATGGGATACTAAAAATGTTTTTAGTATGACATTTATGTTTATGAATACACCATCATTTACCCAAGTTCTTAGATGGAATACTGGCAGTCTAACAGACAATAATATTTCTTCAATATTTGCACAATCAGGAGGTCGTTTTTTTTAGATAGTTTATCTCAAAAATATATTTAACAAATATATTTTTGTAATTCGTAAAGAAAAACTACCACGGATAAGATTGTCTACGAGTTTTTATTACTGGAACGCCTTTATCATATATCATACAACACAATCCATACTTATCACATTTATCGTTACACAACGAACAGTTGTTTTTTGAACATTCTTCTGATAGTAAATAATACTTATTACCTTGTTTGCTAATATTTAGCCCGGGCTTTACAAAATATTTTAAATCTTTGTTAATCTGATATAAAAAATCTTTACAAAACTCGTGATATATTAACGGATTTCCTGTCTTAACAATATAATAGATTAAACATAAAAATAAAGGATTTCTTGGTGGAGTGCAAATAACTCCTTGATAAATATGGTCTTTAAATCCTGATATTACAGTATAAAGAATTGTTTTATCTGTAAAAATAGTTGATAACGGTGTTAATAATTCTGTGCTAATGTCCATATATACTCCTCCGTGTATATAGAGAAGACAATATCTAAGTAAATCAGCTTTATGAGCTCCTAATTTTAATTTTTTAAATGTTTTTAAAACAGGTGGTTCAAAGTATTTCGATAAAAAATTAATACCATCCGTATCATCTAAAATAATATGAGTATATTCTGGAGCATATTTTTTCACTGTTTGGTATATTTCTTCTGGTATTTTGCTTTTATCATTGTACGTTTGAAAAAGTAAATTTGGAGTTTCTTTTAATAATTTAGTATCTTTTCTACAATTTCGGTTAAATCTAAAATTTGATAAAAATATATGTTTAATAATCAGGTAAAATATTATAAGAAAAATAATTATATATCGTTTTTTCATTTAATTTTATACTTATTTATATAAAATAAAAAATATTGTTTCTAAATTTAACTAATAATAATTATGTTTTTAATCTTGGTTTTAGAGAAATGAACTGTATATTATCAAAAGGATTTACTATTATTTTAATAATTTTTATATTTTTAGTATTTTTTATCAATGGATGTATTACAAAAAATACGTATTTTTTCTTAGCAGGTGTAATATTTTTTATATCTGTCTGTATTATTTACAATCAAGTACACGAATATTATGCGCAAGATGATCCAAAATTAAAAGAAATAAAAAAAAGTTTAGAAATCTTTTTTGCTACCGAAGAAAGATGGACTGGAGCTTTAAGTGTTCTTAATGAAAAAAATTTTATGAATGACATTACATTTTTTAGAGGTGAGAAAAGTTACACAATTAACAAAAAACAAGTTTATATATGTCTTAAAGATGAAACTGGTTCATATTATGATGATAATACATTATATTATGTTGTGTGTCATGAAATCAGCCATGTTATTTGCGATGAAATAGGACATACAGAAAAATTTTATCTTATATTCAACGAATTGCTTTCAAAAATGGAACAAGCAGGATTGTATGATTATACAATACCTATAAAAAATGACTATTGTAAAAATGGCGATCCAGAAATGTGAAAATAATTAAATTAAGGAGTTGGAGTCGCATCAGGAGTTGGAGTCACATCAGGAGTTGGAGTCACATCAGGAGTTGGAGTTGCATCAGGAGTTGGAGTCACATCAGGAGTTGGAGTCACATCAGGAGTTGGAGTCACATCAGGAGTTGGAGTTGCATCAGGAGTTGGAGTTGCATCAGGAGTTGGAGTCACATCAGGAGTTGGAGTCACATCAGGAGTTGGAGTCACATCAGGAGTTGGAGTCACATCAGGAGTTGGAGTCACATCAGGAGTTGGAGTCACATCAGGAGTTGGAGTTGTATCAAGAGTTGGAGTTGTATCAAGAGTTGTATCAAGAGTTGTATTTAAAACACTTAATATATAATTAGTAAGATACTTATCATCATTACCCCAATTGTTATAATCATCACCAGACAAAGTAAAGTGTCTATTATCAACCCAATTATCTCCATTCAACAATGATACAATCACGCCAACGCTTTTAAATAGTTCTAAATTTATAATACGAATTTTAATGTTATCAATAACCGATGTTTTTGTTACTGTAAATTTTTGTACTTGAATATTCATTTATTATAATATACTATAATAAATTAAATTAAATTTATAATCGATTTCAATACATTTGTAAAAATATTTATTTTATAAATAATTACAGTATGATATCATATTTTATTTGAAAATATATTAAAAAATAAATTGTAACTAAATATAAAATAATGAAGAAAGGCATGCTACAATTTTCTCCGGAAGGTCCAAATTTTTCTATAGAAAAAAAGGTTTGTTCCGATAGTACATATTCTGATAGAAGTTATATGAAAAATGCACACATTGAATTTGCGACTATTGGAACTTTAGTTGTCAAAGATCAGCCTAGTGGATTTGGTTCTACTGGACCTACAGGAGTTACAGGAGTTACAGGTAGCAAAGGGTCAACAGGAGCTACTGGGAATACAGGTTATACCGGTCTTCAAGGACCACAAGGAAATGCAGGAAGTGCAAGTAATACAGGACCTACTGGGGGTACAGGTCCTACAGGTCTTCAAGGTCCTACTGGTCTTCAAGGATCACAAGGAAATCCAGGAAGTGCAAGTAATACCGGAGCGACTGGTGATTCTGGACCTACTGGGCCACAAGGATTTCAAGGAATAAAAGGTAGCATCGGAGCTACAGGAAATACAGGTTATACCGGTCCTACCGGTCTTCAAGGTCCTACCGGTCTTCAAGGACCACAAGGAAATCCAGGAAGTGCAAGTAATACTGGAGCAACTGGTGATTCTGGACCTACTGGGCCACAAGGATTTCAAGGAATAAAAGGTAGCATCGGAGTTACTGGTGATACAGGTCCTACCGGTCCTACCGGTCTTCAAGGTCCTACCGGTCTTCAAGGACCACAAGGAATTCCAGGAAGTGCAAGTAGTACAGGACCGACGGGTGATTCTGGTCCTACTGGTTCTACTGGACCACAAGGATTTCAAGGAATACAAGGTAGCACCGGAGTTACTGGTGATACAGGTCCTACCGGTCCTACCGGTCTTCAAGGTTCTACTGGTCTTCAAGGACCACAAGGAATTCCAGGAAGTGCAAGTAGTACAGGAGAAACTGGTTCTACCGGTCATACTGGTTCTACCGGTCCTACCGGTATGACCGGTCTTCAAGGTCCTACAGGATTACAAGGAATCCCAGGTAGTGCGAGTAATACCGGTCCTACTGGTCCTACCGGTCCTACCGGTCCTACCGGTCCTACTGGTCCTACTGGAATTGTCTCTTTGTATATTAACAGATCAAATGGTGAAACGGGTCTTAATTTTAGTGATTTAAATGGAACTACTGGACCAAAAGACATATCTTATTCAGATAATGCTTACGAACCTAGTAATAGATATATAGTAACATCTAAGTTAACTCAATTAAATGCAGTTTTTGAATATGATTTTTATGGAAATTTTAACACAACAATAAATAATGTTCCTGTTTTTTTTGGGATTATGATTGGTCCAACATTTGATTACATTCCATGGATAGAACCAGAAAATTTATTAGGAAGTATACGTATAACTCCTCCTACAGGTCCCTCTTATTTTAGATATACATCAACAATAACTACAGCAACTAATAATAGTGTTACAGGACCTTCATTTAATACTGCTGTCAATTTTATATTTGATGCAACAGGAGCACAATCAACATCTGACTACACTACTTGTCAAAAACGTATTAATATTACTAATAATAAAACTATAAAAAATGAATATTTTAATAATCCTACCGGTCCGAATACTATTTTAACACCATGTTTTATACCAACCGCACAAACAGATCTTGTTGTTACAAAATTAGCTCACACATTTAGACAAATTGCATAACTAATAATTTTTAAAATAATTATATAAACTAATTATAAAACAATGAAGAAAGGCATGATACAATTTTCTCCGGAAGGTCCAAATTTTTCTATAGAAAAAAAAGTTTGTTCCAATAGTATATATGCTGAAAAAAGATACATGAAAAATGCACACATTGAATTTGCGACTATTGGAACTTTAGTTGTCAAAAATCTGCCTAGTGGATTTGGTTCTACTGGAGCAAGCGGGTCAACAGGATTTTCAGGTATCACTGGAGAGACAGGTCCTACAGGATTAATAGGTACTACTGGTGTTGAAGGACCAACTGGTCTTGAAGGAAACACATCGAGTACCGGAGCAACTGGATATATTGGACCTACTGGTCCTACTGGTCTTGAAGGATTTTTAGGTGAAACTGGTCATACTGGAAATACATCAAGTACCGGAGCAACAGGAAATATTGGTCCTACTGGTATTGATGGTCCTACTGGTCTTGAAGGATTTTCAGGTGAAACGGGTCCTACTGGACCTACTGGTATTGATGGTCCTACTGGTGATAAAGGATTTTTAGGTGAAACTGGTCATACTGGAAATACATCAAGTACAGGGGCAACAGGAAATATTGGTCCTACTGGTATTGATGGTCCTACTGGTCTTGAAGGATTTTCAGGTGAAACGGGTCCTACTGGATCTACTGGTATTGATGGTCCTACTGGTAATAAAGGATTTTTAGGTGAAACGGGTCTTGAAGGAAATACATCAAGTACAGGTGCAACTGGATATATTGGTCCTACTGGTATTGATGGTCCTACTGGTCTTAAAGGATTATTAGGTGAAACTGGATTAAGTGGACATAAGGGTCCTACGGGTGTTAGTGGTCCCACAGGTGATAAAGGTTTTCAAGGTCCATCTGGCCTTAAAGGCAATACATCAAGTACAGGGGCAACTGGTGCTACTGGACCTACCGGAGCTACTGGACATAGTGGTAATATAGGTCCGACTGGTCTTGAAGGATTACAAGGAATTAAAGGAATAACAAGTATTGACGGAACAACCGGATATACTGGTCTTACTGGCTTTACAGGACCCTCCGGAATGACAGGAACTGCTGAAAATTCTTACATAATGATTAACAAAACTGAAACTAAAAATCAATCTTATATTCCACAAATAACATATCAACTTCCAGATGATATTTACGATATAGGTGACGGTCTAGAAGTAAAAGAAGCTACAAAAAACATAACTAGCATTGATCAAGAAATGTATTACCCTTCAGAACGTACAATATTACTTTCTTCTTTACGTAAAGAAAATTCAGTTTTTGAATATGATTTTTACGGAAAATTTAGAATTTTTATGCGAACTGATCAAGTGGGTTCGAGTATGCCAGTATCACGTAGAGGTATATATGGTTATTTTGGAATTATGTTACTTGATGATGAAATAGTTTGGAGTTTGGAATCTGATATCAGTTACGTACTAATTTCAGAACTTCAATCTCAAAATCTGTTAGGACCTGTAAAGATATTTTTTGATAGAAGTATGACAAATTTTACTGTCAGCACCGGATACATAATAAATGCAGATTTTAGATATACATTAACTCTAACTACATTAAATACTGATGCATCTAATAATACTTCATTTAGATATGCTGTGAATTTTTCGTTTTTTACAACTGGAACACGACAAAATGAATATGATCGTTTTGTTACAGGTACACAAACATTAAATTTTACTAGTATAACTGATCCTACTGTTTTATCCCCATCTTTTGTACCATTAAAATTTCTTTTGACACCCCCAGGCACAGCCCAGCAAAAAGTAGAAATTACAAAAATTGGGCATACATTTAGACAACTTGCATAGAGTGTAATTATAAGATAGTAAACTATTCTATAATTCAACAAAAAAAGATATTTTGTATCTGTTTAGTAAAATTACTAATTTTATTTTAAATAAAAATTTTCTTTTAAATAATAAATAAAATGACTGAAGACTTTTTTAAAATTTACCAAACTGGACCAACAGATAAAAGTGTTGCCGATAGTGTAAAAAATGTTGATTATCCTGGGTTTAGAATTAGATATATTCTTGCTACAAGAGGTAAAATTATGCCTAATAATTTTGGTACAATAATCGTAAAGTAAGCGTAAATATTTTATATATATATATTTTATATATATAATTCACTCAATTCCGTATAAAAAATGATAAATACGGCTTGACATTTTATCACCAATTCGACGATTTCCACTTGTTGTAAGAGGGAAAGTAAGATCTGAAAGCAATTTTTCTCTAAGATGCTCTGGGGTTGTTTCATATTCTTTTATTAGTAAGTTTACACTAGAATACTTATCTGTTATAACAGATGCTACTTTTTCTGTTACTTGAGGAATAAGAGATAATTGAGATATCATCCAAACTGATGGAGTCATATTAGCTTTTTTACTTTTTTTTAAGGTAGCAGCATAATTAATATCTGAAGATTTATATTCTTCTTCTCTGAAATATGTATCACCATCTTTTTTCAGTTTGCTATAAAGTTTAATAATAAATTCAACACTTTCTTCAATTGTATTTGTTTTATATACTTTAATTCCGTCTCTTAATTGTGTATTAATTAAACTACCAACTAAAGTTGAAACAGGTAATCCTTTCATAGAAGTTTTATCTAAAGATCCTTCAATTAAATATAATATTCGATGTCTAGGTGTACTACCTAAAAGTCTTGCTTTTTGTTCTCGACCTCTGCCATCGCAAATACTAGCTTTTAAATCATTTACTGTCTTACGTTCAATCACTAAAACAGTTGTGCCTTCCTGACGAAATAAAATATCTCCAACATCTAGTTGTTCTATTACATAAGGAATTGAATTTTGGAGATTTTGTATTATATCATGTTCTCTATTATCAATAACAAGTTCAATCATTCTATTTATTAAAAATACTTCCTTAAACAAATAAAAATGAATTTATATATTAACTATATTAACTATATTAGTAAAAAATGTCGTATCGAGAAGACGGAAAAACATCATTAAGAACAGTTATAAAACAAGAACAAAATATTAATATTATAGAAAAACATATATATAATATGTCATCAAATGACGAAAAAATATACAAAAATAACATTTACCAAATTATTGGAGATGTGTTACAAGGCAAGAATTTAAAAGATTTAATTTTAACTATAAAAATAGGTGATTTAGGATGGAAACATTCTGCTTTTAAAGAAATGCAAAATATGTTAGTTGAACAAAATGATTTTATAGAAAACCCATTTGCCGTTGAAGAAGGTGTTTTAGAATGCAAGGCTCGAGATAAAGATGGTAAACTTTGCGGAAGCAAAAGAGTCTTTAGTTATCAACGACAGGTAAGAAGTGCTGATGAACCTATGACAACTTTTGCTAGTTGTTGTCAATGTGGAACTAAATGGCAGTATTCTGGATAAAATTGTATAGAAGAATTTTTTATCCATAGATATTTTTTTCAGGAATTGTTTTTTTGGTTCAAATTATGCCAAACCAGACGATTTTGAAGCTTCTATTATATTAGAAAACGACTTTGTTGTTGTAAAAAAACAACACCAGACAGAAGACGATTTTGAATTTTTGTCGGCAATTGATAGTAATTAACCAAAAAAATCATAGATTCATAAATGTCTCTACTGATTCCATAGATTTGTAATGTGTATTGTTAATACTTTTTTTCTTTAATGTTTTGATTGGTGTTTCTAAAAATCAAGATTTTTAAATCCTTCGAAATACTGTTCGATCATTTTAGTATATCTTCCAAAAGCCAAAACAAATATCTGGAGTTTTTGTTAGCATAAATTTTTTTGCACTTTGTTTATCTGTTATTTTTAATAAATTATTTTTAAATACTACTTTAAAAATAATATTTTTAGTAATAAATGTCTAACAGTTTTGTTATAAAAAATATATCTCGGCAAAACATTATACTTTCTATTAAAGAAAATGCGCCGATTCCTATTTATAATGCAAATAAATTGCAAGGAGTTCCAATTAATAATGCGATTTTAACACCTGCAGATGATGGAAGTGTCTTAACATTCAGTGGTGGTATATGGACTCATAAAATTTTTAATTTTAATACTGGATCAACCGGACCCACCGGTCCCACCGGTCCCACCGGGCATACCGGTCCTACCGGAATTAGTATTACAGGACCTAAAGGAGACATTGGCCCGACAGGTCCTTATGGAGGTCCAACCGGACCAACCGGAGAAAATGGTCCAATCGGACCTACTGGGCCTACTGGCTATACTGGACCAATTGGAATTAGTATTACAGGACCAACTGGTCCACAAGGAATCGCTGGTTCTGCTTCAAATACAGGTGCCACTGGTCCTCAAGGAGTTACTGGTTATACAGGTGATCAAGGAACTCAAGGAGTTACTGGTCATACAGGTGATCAAGGAACTCAAGGAGTTACTGGTTATACAGGTGATCAAGGTTATCAAGGATTTACTGGTGCTCAAGGTAATCAAGGTAATCAAGGTTATCAAGGATTTACAGGTGCTCAAGGATTTACAGGTGCTCAAGGATTTACAGGTGATCAAGGTAATCAAGGATTTACAGGTATAACTGGTCCAACTGGTCCACAAGGAATCGCTGGTTCTGCTTCAAATACAGGCGCAACTGGTCATCAAGGAGTTACTGGTTATACAGGTGATCAAGGTTATCAAGGATTTACAGGTGCTCAAGGATTTACAGGTGATCAAGGTAATCAAGGATTTACAGGTATAACTGGTCCAACTGGTCCACAAGGAATCGCTGGTTCTGCTTCAAATACAGGCGCAACTGGTCATCAAGGAGTTACTGGTTATACAGGTGATCAAGGTTATCAAGGATTTACAGGTGCTCAAGGTAATCAAGGTAATCAAGGATTTACTGGTGCTCAAGGTAATCAAGGTAATCAAGGTAATCAAGGTAATCAAGGATTTACAGGTGCTCAAGGTAATCAAGGATTTACTGGTGCTCAAGGTAATCAAGGTAATCAAGGTAATCAAGGTAATCAAGGATTTACAGGTGCTCAAGGTAATCAAGGTAATCAAGGTAATCAAGGTAATCAAGGTAATCAAGGTTATCAAGGTGATCAAGGATTTACAGGTGCTCAAGGATTTACAGGTAATCAAGGATTTACAGGTGCTCAAGGTAATCAAGGTAAT